AATTCTTTTTTCCATTTTTCAAATTGCTCATCTAAAGCTTTTAATGCTTCTTCTACAAGTGAATTACCATATTGATCTATATGAGGAGGCATTGACCACTGCTCAGGAATAAACAAACCTGACATACCTTCAGTACCTTTTGCATCAATAAGATTTGTTTCTACCGCATAGATATCTTTAGATCCCGGATTAAGAATCATATCTCTCAATGGATTACATTGGGATAAATCTCCTACAGATCCCGCAGCAATAAACATTCCTGTAGTAATTAAACCAGATCTCATGGCTGGGCGCATGTACTCATATGTTAAATCCATCTTTGGTGCAATTCCAGCCTCTTCATGAAAGAAGAATTTTACCGGACCCCCTACACCATTTGTAGGATCTTTTTCAAAGGACATGCCCTGCATGGTACCCTTTAGACCCACTTCTGTTTTTCTGTCCCCTTTTCTTACTTCAATCTTCTGCTGCCACATTAAGACTTTGTCTGGAGACATTGGACGGTACCATGCAGTGTGTTCATTTAAGAACGCAGCATATTCTGACATAAACTTCCAAGAACCTTTCTCATTGATATAATCTTTGAGGCTGGCTCCCATCTTTAATGTTACCCCAGCTTCAAACCAAAGTTGGTTAAGTAACTTAGAGATATGGAAGTATGAAGAGGCTATCTGACGTTTCTTCAGAATAGCAACATGTTGATAATTAAGTTCTGCAAGTAATTCATATAGTGCCATGTGATACTGAGCATCTCTAATCTTTGCAAAGTCAAACTTCTGTTGTTCTTTATCAAAGATAGGTAAGAAGTTTAACCACATATAGTAGTCTCTTGTGAGATACCACTTCTTGTCACCATTAATATAAAACACTCCTTTTCTACATTTAATCTTTTGTTCATCCCAATAAGTTATAAAATCTCTAGACCTAAAAGGAGCTATACAATAAACATTCTGATCTCTAAACTTTACTGCTTCTTGATTAAAAAGTAAACTTGTTTCATCAAATTTATATTTACCAGGTTCAGAAAATATATTAGCTATTGCTCCAGAAAATTCTTCTCTAGAACCAAATGATACTGTTGTCCATGCACCATTATCCCAACAGGGAATATCTTGATAGATTTCACTCATAGTTATTGATCATAAGCCATACCAATTCCACCACGCACTTTGCTTGATTGTTCTTCTTGGAGATCTTTGTATACTCCTTTAAATGATGCTCTAATTTGGTCAAAGTTTTTAGCTGCAGCAACTAGTGAGTTAATGTTTCCATCTCTACCGGCAGTAATCTGTGTAGTCTCCATGTATCTAGCTAATCTATCTAACATAGATGACATACCTTTGTATGCTCTAGATGTTGGTGTTTCATACATTCTTCTACAAAACTCTAATGCTATATGTATGTCATCATCCTCTGGAGAAAACTCTGCTTCTATTTCTTTTAAAATAATATCTTCTTTATCTATGTCTGGTGTATTAAAGAATGGATTCATATCTGGATTAGGACATGTCATATAGAATATATACAGATAAATCTTAAGGTGATCTTCTGGATAGTTATCCATTACATCTTTCAGAGCTTTTAGTGTGTAACAATGTTCAGTAGGGACTACTATACCATTTTGTACATCAAACAATCTTGTTATCATAAGAAGGGATTTTCAACTTTTGGTTTAGACTCTATGCCTAATATGTTTTTTAAACCATCAATAAAACCTAAAGCTAAATAATGTTGATAGTATAATAGATGATCATTTTTACAAACAATAAAGCCTTCTGGTAAATATACATCCGGGTTTTTAGGATCATCATAGCCTTTAGTTTTATTTTTTAAAGGTTTGAGATAACATAACAACTTTCCTTTGTATCTAAATAATACAATGCCTTTATAAGCTAATATTTTATCACGGCCTGGATAATTTGCATCATAATGTCTTACTTCATAAAATTTCATATCATTTCTTTTTTATAGGATGATCTTTGATATAATGTAGTATAGAAATTACCTCATCTACTAAATAGGGAATAACTATAGGTTTTACTTCTTTTACTATTGGATTACCATCATTATCTTTTGCAGAAATAGGATAACCATACTGATCTTCTCCTTCTTGTTCAAATGCAATATGATGTATAAAGATTCTTCCGGGCTTTAATTTAGGATTGTGCTTAAGAATAATATACATATAAATACTGAGCTGTAAGGCATAATGATTGAAATTGCAATCATCTAAGTGACTAATAGGATCAAGCATCTTTTCAGACATACCCTCCCAATTGGTAAATGATTCTGTCTTTATCTCTTTATTAGTTTTGTAGTCAATAATATTTACTTTACCATTGACTACTTCAACTAAATCGGATTGTCCACAGATGCCTGCAGACTTTAGATAAACCATATGTTCTGGATACACGCCTGGATCTAATTTTTGTGAAGGAGCAAATCTAATACCATCATGTTCTCCTGATGGAGAAATAACTGGTACAGTAACACCTTCTCTTTCAATTGAAGCCAAAGAGCATAAGTCAGCTTCTCTTTGGTTGTGATAATATGTACCAAGAGTTACTGCTCTATCAGCTTCATTTTTCCAGATCTGTTCAATAGTCTTTGGTTCAATACCATACCATTTAGATCTTTTACTTTTTGTTACTCTTGCAGCTACAGCTTTAGCATCAAATGGTTTCTTTAGACTAGAAATAAGTGTGGTTACACTTGTCCAACTAATTCCTTCAGAACCATCTATGCTTTTGTAACTATGTTCTGCTGCATTAAATACTATACTCATAACTATGCGTTTTCTATAATTGAATCAGCTAATGTTCTTGCTCCTTCATCTTCTGACATAAGCATCTTACGAATATTAGCAACTTCTTCTTTATCAAACTTACCTTCAAGACCAAGTATCTTTAGTCTCAGTAATTTTTCATTAAGTTCTAACTTATCTAATCTTGCATGAAGATCAGCATACGGATCTCTGGTCGTATTGTTACCCGTAGTTAGTTGACTCCAGAAACCATTTCCGGAAGATGGAAGTACAGTTGTTAATGGATCATACTTTTCTATGTCTATGTATCCACCATACATACTATTTTCTGGTTCCATAATACTAATCTTTAATGTTATCTAATGCATCTTCTTCTTCTTCTGATATGATTGGTTCCCATTTTCCCAAAGGACACTCAGATGAAAGAGATCTAGTTTTAAAAGTTAATGAGCAACCACATTCATTGCAACAAGGAGCTGTACCTTTTACAGCACACTTTTTACCTTTACTTGGACACTCATTGCAAATATCAAATCTTAAAGCTGCAACTTGCTCAACAAAAGAATCTCTAATAACTGAGTTTGTTATACCTTCAATTATCTTCTTTCTCTCCTTCCATATTTTTTTTAGTGTACTCATCTTTCTGTTTTTTTATTGCTTCTTTCTTTTCTTCTAAAGAAACAATTTGTTTTTCAATATTTTCTAATGCTTGTACTTTTTCTTCAAGCATTTTCTTATTAAAATATGCATTAAAGGTTGTTGTATCATGAGTCTCAAGCATTTTCTTTAATCTTGGAATTGCTTTTCTAACAGCATGACTTCTTACTACAAACTGACCTAATCCATCTACATTAATCCTTGGATACTTTAATCCTGTTAAACTTGATCTTATTTCCTTATAATAAAATTCTATAAAATTTTGAATTAAATCTTGTGGAAGATCCATTTCTTCAGATAACTCCTTATATAAAAGACTTGACTTTTTTGGAATCATCTACCAAGAAATTTGTAATCTAGTAGTATATCCCCTTCTGCTTGAACTTTCATATCAGGGTTAATACTAATTACTTTTTTATTTGCAAGATCCTTTACCACAAGTTTATTTTTCTCACACTTATTAATACAGTTTCTAACTGTTTGTTCTGATTTAAAAATTCCATGCTCATCAGAAGCCTCATAACAAAAGTGTGTGAGTTCAATAGGACCAATAGTAGATAGTAAAGTCAGGCAGTCCAAATCAGATTCACTCACTATTACACGGTTAATGTAACAGTGAGTTAAGATCTGATACTTGATAATATCTTTTTTAGACATTACCACTTTTTTCTGTACCTGATTTACAATTGCCATTATTACTGTTTTTTAAGTTTCCTTGGGGCATCTACAGGAACTTGCATAGAGTCATCATCATCCTCTTCCATTTCTGGCATTTCTTTTCCTGCATTTGCCATCATAGCAAATTGATAAGATATGCTTGATCTTTTAAATCTAGCCTCATCAATTTCAAGAAGTAATTGTTCATACTTTAATTGGGCTTCAAGATATGGTACAGACTCTTTGTAAAAAGTCAACATTTCTTGTTTTCTTTCAGCTAATTGTTCAGCTGTCATGTTTTGTTCTTGTTGGTTTTCCATGATATTTTATTTATTGGTTTATACAAATATACATAAAAAGTTTAAATGTATATAGTTTAAACAAAAAATCCAGACACTGTAAGTATCTGGATCTCTATAGGTTTAATTATTATCATGTTCCTGGTAAACGGTTTCCATACCAACTTTGAGTTTTACCACTACTTCTAGTTTTTGTACTTTTACGGCATCTCCTTGGTTTTCCTGGATCACTACTACAATCTTCAGCAGATCCTCCCATTGCATAACTGCTTCCCATGCGAATCATGTGCTCTTTACTAGCTGATCCACCTTTAGCATACATGGATTTACAGTGTGACATAGCATCTGTAACTCCTTTCAATCCTTTTGAATTTTTCATCTTATCTATTTTTAAGAGTTAAGTTTAATATTGTAATTAAATAAAAGTCTCTTGATAAATCAATTTCAAGAGCAAATATATCTAATGAAGAGATTCTTAATCTAATCATTACTTTGTCCCACTGCTTAGTGGCTGCTTTCCAACTGTTTCTAAATTTCATTATGCTTCATTTTTACTGATTGTACCTTTAGCACTAAGTTCTACCTTACGGACATTTGCTGGTTGAGCAACTTTCCATGCAGTTCTTCTTGCTTGGTATAATCTTGTTTTTAATATTCTTGTTACACTCATTGCATTTCCTTGGTTTCCCCCAAGCACGTGATAGCAATCTTTATCTTCTCCAACATATATTC